GCTGCAAGATACTGGTTCCCAAGCGAGCACTATTCGGAGTTCACCGCACCCCCCGGACTCAACTATGAGTATGGAACTTATGCCGAAATCCCCAACTGGCAGCAACGATACCTTCCCCAGCACTCCGCGACAGAGATCAACACCAACTGCGCTTCGGAGAGCTCTGCGTCAGAGACAGACTCAGTCTTCTCAGGAGAGGGTGGAAGCGTGGGCACCTCCGGAACCGCCGAGACAACACTGGACACGCTCTTTGAGCCGGATGGTGAACTCACAAGGTACGCTGCCCCGGTCACACCTGATCCCCTGACGAGTCTTAACAAACACCAGGCTCGACCTAAATGCCTTTGCATCATTGGACCTTCCCGACTGGGAAAGACACTGGTTGCCCGATCATGGGGTGTCCATTCCTACTTCCACGGAAACTGGAGCGTGGAACAATATAACCCTAACGCAACCTACAACGTCTTCGACGACATCAAAGGTCAACTGGATGGATTTGACTTCAAATCATTCATGGGCGGGCAGTTCGATATTACCGTCACGGACAAATACCATAAAAAGAAGACGGTAGAGAACGGTAAACCGTGTGTCTACCTCTCAAACCACGACCCGTTGACAACGAGGAGAGGTAGAGAGCACCGAGACTGGCTGGTCGCCAATTGCGTTTTCGCGTACGTAGACAAGCCGATCTGTAACATAGCTAGAGAGCGCCTCGAGGCTGAGGCGGTTGAAAACGCGCTAATGCGTACCTCCTAATGACAGCCAATCATTTTCAACCAGTATAGGATCCTCTGGTTCTAGACCATGGATCCTCTAGCACCTGCATGTTGGATCCCCTAGCTCCCAATAGCGGATCCCCTAGTTCCACCAACCGGCTCCCCAGGATCTAGACTGTGGATCCACTAGCCCCAATGACCCACCAATAATCCTGTCACACGTCACCCCCTCTGGCGCCTAGCCTGCCGTTGCATAAATGGATCCCCTCCGATCCTCTGGATCCAGTCACACTTTGTGCAACCTTCTTCATCAGATCCTCACCAAAAACTGCAACCTAGCTCACACGGACGCACCCAATTTGCATAAATAAGTAAGTACAGGTGCCTCTGGCCACAATGTTAGAAAGCTATCGCTTTGGCCAGACGCACACGTGACTTTTCACACGAACACACTAACAAGTCACATGGATTCCTTCTTCGACCTCGAAGCCGGCTGTTGCGACATGGACGCCGACTCTCCCCAATTAGGTAAGCACTCCAACCCTAACGGTCAAAGCTTACCCCAAAACATTGACCCTAAGAATGAGGCCGACAAGCGGCCTCGGAAGCAATGGGGCACACCACAATGATGAAACACTGACAGAACTCCTGTAGTCGAAGAGACAGACCAAGAGGAATATTTGGAAACCGAAACTGGACGTTCCGATAGTCATCCACCATGGGGAAACCGTACTTTCGTGGATACCAAGCGTCGGAAGCAATATTTACTCCGCGCTAAATACATCTTTCTCACCTACTCGCAAGTCGACGAACAAGAATTTCGCTGGCAGGATGTACAACGAATTGTCAACGATATGGGTGGTAGATGTCGCATCGGACGTGAAACACATCCGCAAACCGGAGGTGTGCACTACCACGCCTTCTGCATCAAAGAGAAACGGTTCGTGACACGTGACACCAACAAGTTCGACGTTGCACACCACCACCCCAACATCCAGCCCATCCTCCGGACCCCTGAGAAGGCTTGGGCATACGCCGTGAAAGATGGCAACGTCATGGTGGATGAAATACCGGAACGTCCAGTCGGTCGATCCAAAGGAAACAAAAGAAGCTCCAAAGACGAAGTATGGGAGACAGCCCTGTTCACATCTACTTCGGCGCCTGGAATGATAAATAACCTTATGAAAACAGACCCTAAGGGCACCATCCGTGCATTCGGAAATGTCGAGCGAGCTGCAAGATACTGGTTCCCAAGCGAGCACTATTCGGAGTTCACCGCACCCCCCGGACTCAACTATGAGTATGGAACTTATGCCGAAATCCCCAACTGGCAGCAACGATACCTTCCCCAGCACTCCGCGACAGAGATCAACACCAAC